CTGAAGTTGGCAATTACTACGTTAAAGTAACTACTAGCCATCTTGCAGACGCACCTAAGCACAATGTCATCCCATACGGACAGGCTTACGGTGAAACTTATGTTGATTACGAAACTATGCCAGCAATTAGAGAAGCTGCAATGATTATCGCCGTTGATGTGTGGCAAGCCAGACAGATGAGCCAAGCCGGAGGAATCAGTCCCGACTACAATCCTTCGCCATATCGCATGGGATGGAGCTTGCTCCGAAGGGTACACGGCTTGATAGCAGATTACATGGCTCCGGGTGGACTCGTAGGATGAGCGCAATAACTACGCTACGAGGAACGCTGGCAACTGCACTAACCAGCACGGCGAAGTGGTCGGTCTTTTCGTTTCCGCCGGCCACTCCGCTTGCCAATAGCTGCGTGATTTCTCCTAACGATCCTTACATCACACCGAGTAACGATCACTACACAACCGTAGCGCCTATGGTGCATTTTAAGATTACTTTAATTAAGCCATTGTTTGATAACCAGGGCAATCTCAACGGTATGGAAGATTACATTTTAGAGCTTTACACAAAGCTAGCGGCTTCTGCTATTAAATAAACAATAGGAGAAGTTTCGTCACCGGCAGTAATGAACGCATCATCAGGCGATTTCCTAGCGTGTGATGTGACAGTTTCCGTTCTATCGAGTTGGAGCTAACATGGACAGGCGCACTAGATTTCTGGTCAAAATTGGCCAGATCAAAAAACCACAAACCGTAAGCAAGCCTAAGAAGAAGGAAGAATCAGATGGCGATCACGCTGAATAATAAAGTTGGGGTGAAGATCGATAGCGTTGACTTCAGCGATCTCGTCACCGCAGCTACGCTTAACATGTCATTCGAGGAATTAGAGGTCACTGCGATGCAGGACCTTGCTCGACAATATGTTAAGGGTTTGGAAACTGCAACCCTGACACTTTCATTTCTCAATGACACAGCAACAGACGAAATCTTGGATGAGCTTCTCAGCAACTACGGTGCAACCGTAGGCGTAAAAATGATCCAGGATGCAACCGCAGCTGTATCAGACGCAAATAAGCTCTATACATTCGACATTCTTGTCAACAATCTAACCCCCATTAACGGCGCACCCGGAGACATTAGTTCGCAAGACGTGACCTTTACGGTTAACAGCGTTGTCACCGTTGCAGACACAGGAACCTGGTAGGAGATCAAAAATGGCGAGCCTTAAAATTGTCCTAACGGACGGAACTACAACTGAACACAGAATCACACCAGCCATAGAGTTCGCTTTCGAGCAACATCACAAAATCGGATTTCACAAGGCGTTTCGTGAGAGAGAGCAACAAAGCGACCTCTACTGGTTGTGTTGGGAAGCATTAAGGAGAAGCGGAACAACCGTTAAACCTTTTGGCCAGGACTTCGTTGCCACACTTGAAAACGTGGAAATTGTCGAGGACAGCTTCCCAAAATAGATAAGGGGTCGGTCACTTACCTAATAGCTCAGCTATCGGTAGAGACTGGAATCCCTCCGAGTGAATGGTTAGACATGGATGAGCGCATGTTTCGCGCCATCCTTGCCTATATGAAAGAGAAGGCTAACGGGGTAAAAAATGGCAGTCGTGCTAGAGGGCGGACTAGACACTCTTAAAGCCCTGCGTAAATTTACCCCAGACCTTTATAAAGAAATGAATAAAGAGATTCGTGCTGCCATGTCTGAAGTGGTCCAGGATGCTAAGGGTAAGCTACCTAAGACAATCCCAGGCCTTAGTCAATGGAGCCAGCCGAATAAATACTACGGACAGCAAAACTTTCCAAAATATAATCAAGCCGTTATCCGCCGGGGCATCCAGTATTCAACGAGATCATCCCGGCCTAACCGCAGCGGCTTTATGATCCTTTACAGCCTTCTAAACAAGACCGCCGCAGGAGCTATCGCTGAAACCGCTGGAACTATAAACATGGGCAAAGGCCAGCCCTGGATAGGTCCTAGGGAAGATCGATCCTTTGTGGGACGCAAGCAAAGCCACTCACCTAATCCCAAGGCTGGCGCTCATTTTATCGATGCTATTGATAAGGAAATCGGTGGGCTTCAGCGCGTAGGCTCAATAGCCAAGAACAAGCGCGGCCGCATCCTGTACGCAGCTTTAGCTGAAAAGCAAGGTAAGACACAGGATAAAATTATGTTTGCTATTAAAAAGGCCGTAGATCAATTCAACGCAACTACTAGCAGGAATGTGGGACGCGCAGCATGATTAATATTCCCTTAACGTCCACATTTAAGAACACCGGATTTAAGCAAGCTGAGAAGTCTATCGGTGCGCTGGAGAAGTCCACCGGACGATTAGCTAGTGCTTTAGTCGCAACCTTCAGCGCGAGACAGCTTGGACGATTCGCCAAGACTAGCGTGATGGCCGCTTCCAGGCTCGAAGAATCCATGAGCAAGGTGGGAGTGGTATTCGGTAATACCGCTGCCCAGGTTGAATCTTTTGGACGATCCTCAGCTGCTAATTTAGGCATCTCATCCTCAGCTGCACTAGAAGCCGCTGGAACCTACGGAAACCTTCTGCAAGCCTTCGGAGTAGGACAAACCCAGGCGAAAGACATGTCCCTGGCTTTGGTTCAGCTCGCAGCGGATATGGCTTCATTCAATAACACGCCTATCGATCAAGCCATCACAGCCCTTCGCTCCGGTCTTTCAGGTGAAACAGAACCGCTAAAGCGTTTCGGCGTTGCTCTTACGGATGCACGGCTTAGGGCCGAAGCCCTAAACATGGGCTTAGTTGCAACAACAAAAGAAGCCCTAGGACCTGCAATCAAAGCACAGGCGGCTTACTCGCTTATCATGAAGGACACCGCGCTCGCTCAGGGTGACTTCAAGCGTACTTCTGACGGTGTAGCAAACAGTCTCAGAATTATCTCAGCTTCAGCTGAAAACGCCACAGCAATCATAGGTGAAGGTCTTATTACTTCGTTAAACATGCTGGTAGATCGTAAAGAAGGTGTAGCTGCTTTAGCTGAATCCTTCGAGGATATGGCTAGGTTTATTTCAGATGTCACCGTGGGTACTGGCGTATTAACCCAAAAGCTCACTAGCCTTTTTGGTATTCTTCCAGAATCCAGAACGCTAAACCCTAGCGAAATTATCACAACGTTTCCATTATTTCAGTTTCTTGCTCGACTTGGAGAAGCTGAGAACCGCGCAGCCAGACTAGCTGAAATTGGAATCGGTGATCGTCAGTCTCCGCGTGTAGCTGAGATGCAGTTTGCTCAGGACCTGAAACGCTGGAAGCAGCAACAAAGAGCGTTAGAAAAACAGCGCAAAGAGCAGGAGCGTATCGCTAAGGCTGAGAAGGCGGCCAGACTAGAAGCCGAACGCCGTAAGAAGATTCTCGATAAATTGGCCAAGGCCAGCGACATCCTAGACACGGAAAAAGCCAGTATCGAAGCTGCGCTGAAGAATGAAACTTTAAGTGAAAATGAGATTCTACGCCTAAAGCTAAAGAAGGCTATTCTCAACGAGAACGCAGATAAGGCCCTAGAGCTTGCAGATCAGCTGAAGAAGTCCCAGGATGAGCTTTACAAGCTATCTCAGTTCAAGCCAGCCGATCCATTCCAGGAATGGCTAGATACTCTTTCACAGATTCAGAAGGCACTCAGCGGCCTTAATGTTGCACCTTCAGTCTTGGCTCAATCTTCGACAGCCCAAGGCGCTCAGAGCATGATTTCTCTTGGCGTGTCCTCAGGTAACCAGGGACTCGTAGATGCAGGTCTTGGAGTCCTTAGCAGCTGGATTAACGCTAATGATCTTCTTGGAAGCCAGGCAGAACTTGACGCAGAACGAGCAGGCGTGGTAGCTGGATTAGCTGGAGCGCAGGCTGAAGATTTTGCTGCTAGAGCTGGAGCAGCGGCACAAGAAGCCGTTAATATGTTCAATCTTTATGTAACCGATCAGCTTGGAACTATTACAGACGGAGCTAAAGAACAGATCGTCAAGGCCGTTATTGATTACTCAAAGGAAGGTTATTCGACTACTGGCTGGTATCGTACAACTGGAAACGTAGCGCTGTGACCTATCCCATAAACCTTACGGTTTCATTTGACTTCAGCTCTGGACCTAACTTCGACCCACCCTTCCAGCTAGGAATCAGCCAGCTTGGAATCGGTGTCCTAGGAGCAGGTGGTACAGCTTCACAGGTTGTCGATCTTACAAGCCAAACAACGCGTATTAACATTCGCCGTGGACGTGACCTAACCCTGGACCGATTCAACCCTGGGCTATGCACAATTAGGGTTCTCGACCCAGACGGCACATGGAACCCCCAGAACACAAGCTCACAGTTTTTTGGTCTTTTGCAACCGCTTCGCAAGCTAGTCATAGTGGGAGAACACAACGGCACGGATTACCCTTTGTTTGCCGGTTATACCACAGCCTATAACTACACCTACCCCAAGAACGAGGAAATAGGCTTTATCGACATTTCTGCTACGGATGCGTTCAGCTTGTTCAACAAGTCCGCTATTGAGTCCGTTACCGGTAGTACCGCCGGTGATACCACCGGGGATCGTATCGAGCAGATTTTGGACACTATCGGATTCCCTGGCAGCCAGCGCCAGATAGACATAGGCGATGTAACTGTCCAAGATGATCCAGGAACCCTCAGAACCGTCCTACAAGCCCTTCAGGACGTTGAATTCACGGAGTTTGGCGCTGTCTATATGTCAGCGGATGGTAAGGTTGTATTTAGGGAGCGTACGGACGCTGTTGAGTCCCTGGGGCTGCCCGTCACGGTATTCGACCAGTCCACCGGGATTACGTATAAACAGCTAAAATTTAGTTTCGATGACCGCCTGATATTTAACGTAGCGAACTTCCAGCGTGTCGGTGGGACTATGCAGTCCGTATTCGACCAGGACAGCATAGACACCTATTTCCCTCATGCCATTACCCGTCAAAATCTTCTCCATGAAACGGATGCAGACACCTTAGAGCTGGCCAAGTCCTATGTCTCCAGCCGTAAAAGCACAGACATCCGAATCGATTCTATGGAACTGGACCTCACCACCCCTAACTATGATGCTGGAATCCAGGCAGCTCTAGGGCTGGACTTTTTCTCCACGGTAGAGATCAATAACACTCAGCCAGGCGGCTCCACCCTATCCAAGACTCTCCAGATATTCGGCGTGAATCACCAGATCACCCCTAGGACCTGGATCACAACCTTTACAACCGGCGATCCTCTGATAACGGGATTTATATTGGGAAATGCTCAATATGGTATATTAGGTGTTAGCACACTTTAGGAGATAACATGGTAACTGGCTTTCCTTTTTCGACCGGAGACGTTCTGCCGGCAGCCACAGTCAATGAGCTGGTTGCATATTCCGTCACCACACAGTCCGGCACGACCTACACAGTAGATGCAGATGACCAGTATCAGGTACTCATCCTGACCAGCAACGCTGCCGCCAAGACTGTCTCCATCCCTACGGATGCAACCCTTAATTACCCCATCGGAACCACTATTACTTTTTTTAACACCGGTGCTGGTGATCTGACGATCGATGCCGTTACTCCGGGAACTACCACTATCAACTCAGCCGGTGCGACCAGCACCGCGCCAGTAGTCGCTCAATGGAAATCCTGTGCAGCTGTTAAGGTTGCCGCTATTTCTTGGATTGTGGCCGGCGGCGTAGCGTGATTGGAAACCTAGCAGTAGGGATTCAAGACTTTGTTATTCCTGCACCTTTAGGCGATTTCCAATCCATCGCCACAGTCACAGTCGGGTCGGGTGGGGCGACTGAAATCGAATTTACTTCAATTGCTTCGACATGGCAACACCTTCAGATTCGAGGAATTAGCAGATCAACTCATTCTGCGACTTCATCGGCTATTTATATCTATTTTAATAGCGATACCGGAACCAATTTCTCAAATCACGGACTTTTTGGCGATGGAGCCAGCGCAGGGTCATTCGGAACCGCTAACACTTCAAATGGCGGTGGTGCTTACACCGCAGGAGCAACCTCTACTGCGAGTATTTTTGGAGCAGTCATTATTGATGTTTTGGATTACAAAGATACAAACAAATACACCACCAGCAGATTACTTTCAGGAGCGGATTTCAATGGTAGCGGTCAAGTTCGATTCGCTTCCGGTTCGTGGCGCAATACGGCAGCGGTTACTACTATCACAATCAAAGACGCTAACGGCGGCAATCTTGCTCAGTATTCCCACTTCGCCCTCTACGGAATCAAGGGGTAATCATGGCAGCCACCTATGAACCGATAGCCAC